TCAGTCGGCTTTAAAGGACCGCTAACAAGTTCTGATTTAAATGTAGCAACAGATGATGCTAGTTGTATTCGAGTAAACGGAACAAGTGCAAGCATTCCACGTTCAGTGACATTTGATAAATGTGCATTTACTAATATGACATACGCATTTAAAATTAATGAACGTTGTCAAGGATGGACAGTAAGTAATTCAAAATTTGAAACATTGTACAATGGTATTGTGTTAGGCGATAGTCTAGTAGACGGTGGCCCTAAGGGCTTCAGAACAGTCCACAACTTCTTTAATCAAATTTATGGTTCAGCAATTGTGTATGATCTAGTTAGCACTTGTGCTACTGCTCATAATATCTTCTTAGACGACTGCGGTAAACAATTTGGTGCAAGTCCGCAAGTTCCAGTAATTGATTTCAATACTGACAATAACATATCAATTGGTGACATGTTTGAACGTAGCGATGCAGACAGTTTAACATATGCAAGAATTGATGTAGGAACAACTACTTCGATTGCATTAGATAATACCAAACAAATCCAGTTAGGTAGTTTTGTTCGTGAAAGTGGTAAAACTGCTACACTCACAGATAACACAGCAGTTGCCGCATCAGTATTTACAGTGGATACATCAAACATAACAGCTTGGTCAATGGACTATACCATTACGAGAGGCACAAATATAAGACACGGTTCAATGAAAGTACGTAATACTAGTACTCCTCTTGTTGATGATGAGTATGTTGAAGATGCTTCAACTGGTGTTACACTATCAGTAGCAAATACCTCAGGCACAACATATGCTTTACAATATGTAACAACCAGTACAGGTGCTAACGCTACTATAACTTACAGCTTAACTCAGTTAGGCTAGTATGTGGCCCGTGGGCTATGAAGAACGTCTCCAATCCTGGGTCCAACTCAGAGAAGATTGCAAAAACAAACCAATAGCAGAACAACTTAACCAAATAGCTGGATGGTGGGGACATGCTCCTCGAGTAAGAAACGTAGTACACTGGCATGACCAAGAAAACTGGCCATCTCCTTGGGAACTTTTGGCAGATAATTCCTATGATGAGCTTGCTATTGCATTAGGAATGTCATATACTACATTAATGCTAGACAGTATAAATACCACCGTCGAGTTAGCCCAAGCAAAGGACAGTACAGCAGGTGACTTTTATATAGTCCTGGTCGATGATCGGAAATATATACTTAATTATGACCCGTGGTTAGCAGTAAATAGCGAACAAACAGATTTTACAATATTAAATACAGTTGAACAAGATCAACTATTAAAAAAAATAGGATAGAGATGGCAGAGATTATAGTTACTAAAAGAGATGGTAGTAAAGAACCGTTAAACATTGAAAAACTACACAAGGTTGTATTATGGTCCTGTGAGGGCATTACAGGCGTGTCGGCTAGTGAAGTTGAAATTAAAAGTCACTTACAATTTTATAACGGTATCAAAACATCAGACATTCAAGAAACAGTAATTAAATCTGCCGCTGATTTAATTACAGAAGACACCCCGAACTATCAACATGTAGCTGGTAGATTAATCAGTTATCATATACGTAAAGATGTGTATGGTAGTTTTGAACCGTGGCACGTTACTAAACTAATCAAACAAAATATCGAACTTGGTTTATATGATCCTCATCTCTTAGAAGATTATACTGAAGATGATTGGGAGCAAATTAATTCATACATTAAACATAATCGTGACGAGTCATTGACTTATGTAGCCATGGAACAGTTTCGCGGCAAATACCTAGTACAAAATAGAGTTACAAATGAGATATACGAAAGCCCACAAATGACATATATGTTGATTGCGGCTACATTATTCTCAAGCTATGGCAAGAGTACTAGACTGCAATACGTTAAAGATTATTATGACGCAATATCAACTCATCAGATAAGTTTACCTACTCCTGTAATGGCAGGTGTAAGAACTAGTCAACGACAGTTTAGTTCATGTGTACTAATTGAAACAGATGACAGCTTAGATTCAATTAACGCTACAGCCTCAAGTATTGTTAGATACGTATCGCAAAAAGCAGGTATTGGAATCAACGCTGGTCGCATCCGTGCTATTAAAAGTCCTATTAGAAAAGGTGATGCTTACCATACAGGTGTTATTCCATTCTTTAAACTATTCCAAGCGGCAACACGATCATGCTCACAAGGTGGCGTAAGAAATGGTGCGGCAACAGTGTACTATCCAATATGGCACCTAGAAGCTGAAGACTTGCTAGTACTTAAAAATAATAAAGGCACTGAAGACAATCGTGTCAGGCACATGGATTATGGTGTACAGTTTAACAAATTAATGTACGAGAGATTATTAAGTGGTGGAGATATAACTTTATTCTCACCGCATGATGTCCCTGGCATGTATGATGCGTTCTTTCAAGACCAAGACAGATTTAAAGAGCTATACGAAACAGCAGAACGTAATACAAAAATTCGTAAGAAAACATTAAAAGCAGTTGATCTGTTTAGTGCATTTATACAAGAGCGTAAAGATACAGGTAGAATATATCTACAGAATGTTGATCATGCTAACACACACGGGTCGTTTGATCCAAAAGTAGCACCAATTAAACAAAGTAACTTGTGTTGTGAGATTGATTTACCTACTAAACCATTAAATGATCTAAATGATCCAAATGGCGAGATAGCGTTGTGTACACTAAGTGCTATTAATTGGGGTGCATTCAGATCACCCGAAGAGATGGAAAAGGCGTGCGGGCTTGCTGTGCGAGGATTAGACGCCCTTTTAACCTATCAGAACTATCCTGTGATAGCGGCAAGAATGAGTACAGAGAATAGACGCCCCCTTGGTGTTGGTATTATTAATCTTGCTTATTGGTTAGCCAAGAATGACTTTACATATACTAACCCTAGCTGTTTACCAGAATTAGATCGTTGGGCACAGCACTGGTCATACTACTTGATTAAAGCGTCAGCAGATCTAGCAGAAGAATATGGTGCGTGTCCTAAATCAAACGAAACTAAGTATCATCATGGTATACTGCCAGTTGATACTTATAACCGAGATGTTGATGAGCTAGTGCCACATAAAGATCAGGTGGATTGGAAAGGGTTACGTGAGCAACTTAAGAAAACAGGTATACGAAACTCAACCCTAATGGCACTAATGCCAGCAGAAACATCTGCACAAATTAGTAACTCAACAAACGGTGTGGAACCTCCACGTAGCTACATTAGTATTAAACAAAGCAAACACGGCGCATTAACACAAGTAGTACCTGAATTTAGAAGATTAAAGAACAAGTATGAGCTGTTGTGGGATCAGAAGAGTCCACTAGGCTATCTAAAAATAATGGCAGTTCTCCAGAAGTATATTGATCAAGGTATCTCGGTAAATACTTCTTATAACCCAGAGCATTATGAGGATGACAAGATTCCAATGAGTGAGCTATTACAACATGTTATTATGTTTTATAAATATGGTGGAAAACAGTTATACTACAATAATACATATGATGGACAGGGTGAGATTGACATTGACAGAGATATTCAAGACAGTGTTGAATCTAATCAAAGTAGTGAACTTGCAGACGATGACGACTGCGACAGTTGTACAATTTAAATAATAATAAAAAAGATAAAATCTACTATGAGCGTTTTAAACATCAAGAATAACCATCTTAAAGGCCTAGCGTTTCTTGACAAACAAGGTGGCCCAGGCATACAGAGATACGACACCCTAAAGTATAAACAATTTGATAAACTAACTGACACACAGTTAGGTTTTTTTTGGCGCCCTGAAGAAGTTGATGTCATGCGTGACTCAAAAGACTTTAAAGATCTAACTCCAAATGAACAGCACATCTTTACAAGTAATCTAAAACGACAAATACTATTAGATTCAGTCCAAGGCCGCTCACCTAACTTAGCTTTATTACCTCTTGTTAGTTTACCAGAGATTGAAGGATGGATTGAGACTTGGGCATTTAACGAAACTATTCATTCTCGTAGCTACACACATATTATTCGTAACGTGTTTTCGGACCCATCGAAAGTATTCGACGAGATGATGGACATTGAAGAGATTGTTAATTGTGGAACTGAAGTTACCAAATATTATGACGACCTAATAGAACACGGGTCATGGTATAAACTATTAGGTGAAGGTGAACATACAGTAAACGGTAAGAAGATAATTGTTGATCGTTACGAACTTAAAAAGAAACTGTGGTTGTGTATTAACTCAGTTAACGCTCTTGAAGGAATACGTTTCTATGTGTCGTTTGCTTGTTCATGGGCATTTGCTGAACTTAAAAAAATGGAAGGCAATGCTAAAATTATTAAACTAATTGCACGTGATGAAAACGTACACCTAGCATCAACTCAGCATCTGTTAAAAATGCTACCACAAGACGACAAAGATTATATTAAAATTAAAAAAGAATGCGAAGCAGAAGTAGTTGAAATATTTAGAACAGCAGTTGAGCAAGAAGAAGCATGGGCAAGATACTTGTTTAAAGATGGTTCAATGATTGGACTTAACGAACAGCTATTAAGAGACTATGTTGAGTGGATTGCTAACAAGCGTATGTCTTCAATAGGTCTTCCTCAGATTTATAAAGGTGGTAGTAATCCTCTTCCGTGGACACAAAAATGGATAGCAGGCGGGACTGTACAAGTAGCACCACAAGAAACAGAAATATCATCATACACAATTGGTGCAGTTAAACAAGATGTATCTGAAGATACATTTAAAGGATTTAGTTTATAATGTTAACCGTGTATTCAAAAACAAATTGTCCTTTCTGCGATCAAGCAAAGGCATTTTTAGAACGTAAAGGTATAGAACATCGTGTAGTTAAGATTGATGAAAACGCTGAAGCACGTGACTTTTTATTAGCACAGGGATTTAGGTCGGTGCCTCAAATCTTTACAGAGACAGAATTATTCGTAGAAGGTGGGTATCAAGGGCTAATTAAGTTAACAGAAGACGAATTAACCACTAAACTAGGATAATAATGGAAATTTCAAAAGATACGATATACACATTCAAATTAAACTCAGGCGAAGAAATGGTAACAAAGGTGTTAGATGTTAAAGACACTCATTACGTCATTGAACAACCTGTATCAATAGCCCCAGGGCAAAATGGCATGCAAATGATCCCAAGTGCATTTACTATGGAATTACAAAAACCAGCGAGACTAAATATTAATGCAATCACAATGGTGTTTGAAACTAATCCAGAAGTACAAGCTAGCTACAAAACAGCAACATCAGGGATAGTTACACCACCAGAAAAGAAAATTTTAACAGGATAACAATATGCCAGGAGTAGTACGTAAAGGCGACATCAATGGAGCAGGTGGCGTTGCTACCGGAGCAAGTTCTAATGTCTTTGTTAATGGCAGAGGTGTTGTATATCCAGGTAGCCCAGTAACCCCACATCCTTGTTGCGGTTCCCCTGGGTGCGACATGCACTGTGTGGCTGTGGTAATAGGTCCAGGAAGTTCAACAGTATTAGTCAATGGTAAAAGAGTCATCAGACAAGGTGATTCAGATAGTTGCGGTCACTCTAGAGCTACTTCTAGTTCTGATGTGATCTGTGGGTAATTAGATATGGCATGCGGAGGAGCACTTACAGGTATGCTAATGACAGCAGGCGCTAGCTTGCTGAATGGTGCAGGATCAGGTTTAGTAAAAAGTTTAGGCATTAGTAATGCTATCACAAAAACAACTACAAGTTTCCCAGGATTTGGCACGATAACAGAAGCTATATCAGCCGCAGGTGGTGCAGGCGGCACTGGTTTAATCACTATGGGAGGATTAACATTTCCAGGCGTAGGCAATGCTGTGCCCAGTAGTTTTCTAAGCGACCTAGGTAGTACATTTGGTATGACTGATCTAATTAACTCCACAGCAGATGCGATAATGGGTGCTGACCTAGGTGTCTTTACTCAACATTTTAATGCCGCTGATGGTCTAGTTGCTGGATCAAATGGATTTATAACTGCCCTGAAATCATTTGCTGGTGAAACATTCTCACAATATACGCAGGATAGTTTAATGACAGGTGCATTAGCAACTGCCAACAAAGCTCTGCCATCATTTGCTACTGACATGCTTAACGTAGGTAATATTATAGACCTAGGCAATCTAAACAATTTAGGAAATCCTCTCAGTCTAGTTAAAAATCTAAGTCAACAAGCAGGCGGACTTGCTGTTCTAAATAAAAGTTTATTAAATGCAGGTATTGATCCCAACTCACTTAACACCCTAATTAATTCAACTGACGTTGGAGCATTAACTGGTTCTAGTCTAGGTGATGCACTAGGAACAGGCGGTCTGGTAGAGTTTGCAGGTACGAGAAACGCTCAAGACCTATTAAGTGGCGGAAGTACTAATTATGCAACACTAGGATCTGCACCGGCTAGCACAGGATTAATGAGTGCTGTATATAATGCAATGGCTAACGTTAAAGGAGATGACTTAGCAACAGTACAATCTATATTAGGAAGTAACGTATCAGGCTTAACTACTATGCAAGATATGTTAGACCCTACTAAGATAATGCCAAACAGTTTTCCTAGTTTAACTTCAATTCCAAGTGCAGGATATGAAGCAGGACAAAATCAACAGGCATCCGCCGCAAGTTCATTGAGCAAGGTTTACGTATAATGGCAACACTAAACGAAAAATTTAACGGATTAGGTAACACGCTGTACACTGCGTTACCAGAAGATATTGCAGATGCTAACAAAGCATTAGCAAGAGCTCTAGGTCAAATTAAAAATGTATTTCAGCTATCAACAGCTCAAGTAGGCCAAGTGGCCGCAATACTTGAAACTACTAAAGGGTTAAATTTAATTAGTGGAACTGGCGGATTAGATCAAGATGTTATTGATTTTTATACTGACAATATAGCAACAGGTAGTGGACAGAATGGAGAACTACTATTAACTGACGTGATTGGCACAGCCGCAGGATGGGTACATGAAGATGAGCTCAATGCAGAAGCTGAGAGATTGGCAATTCTCAATGGGTTAGGGGAGTTTGACGATTTGCAAGCACATCCAGCTCCGCAAGAATTTGACAATGCTGGTAATGGTTTGTACACAGTGTTATGGTATCATTGGACACGGAACGCTTATTACACTCCCATAGTTAATCCATTGGTTCTTGATGCCGAAGGTAACCCAACAATAATCCCACAATGGACATTGCCTCCAGGTATAACGCTAACTGCCAGTAAAGCTGGTGTGTATTCAAGTAAACTTGCATTAAGTGACGCTGTTGTTGAACTGTGTAATACTGAAATACAACGAATAGCTAACTCGTATCCATTGCAAGCAGGACAGAGTGTTACTGCATATACAAATATGGGTAATCAAATGGTACGAGAAAAAACAAATCAAGCGTCTGCAGGAATAGTTCCGGCTGACACGCAGACAGGAGTAAAAACAACAGTCCAAGGGTTAGTTAGTAACTTACATAGCATAGGGCAAGATACCAGCTTAGGCGGTAGTGCGTATGTGTTAGAAAAACTTGCTGATACCCGTATCAAAGGCGGACAAGCAGTGATAGCAAGTATGCGAGAAGGTAGGAATATTCAGAGATTAGCAGAAGCAGGCATACCTACAGACTTATTTGCAAATTCACAGCCCAAAACATCCGAACAAGCCACATTGCTTACATCAACATACACTGT